GGCCTTGCGCGATCAGGTCATGATACATCGCGCGATAGGGCGTCCGCAGCAGCACCTTGCCGGGACCCAGCACGCGCAAAACGGCGCGCTGGTGCAGGCTGTCGCCGACGCCCTGCATTCCTTCGACGACGATGAGGGGCTTCATCTGGCGGCAAAATTACTTTCCATCACGCCGCGAGCGTGTCCAGACCCCTTGAATATTGGAGACGGAACTGCGCGAGCACGGCAAATATGCGAAGACCATTTATTAAGTCTGGGCCGTATAATACGTCGAGACGATCTTGGTTGCTTGAGTTTCTCTCCACGATCAAATTCGCCTTGAACGCATTGACGTTCTCCACCAGCCCATTGAATTCATCGATCGAATACTGCACGACTAGCTCGGCCTTGATGACCTTCGGCGTGACGATGGCCTGGCCGGGGCCGAAGCGGGTGTCGTCGTCGGCGAGTTTGTGGCGCGGATATTTCGAGGTAATGGCGGCCTTCTGGTTGCGGAACAACCGCGCCAGGGTGGCGAGCGTGGTCACCAGCTCGTAGGCGTCGTCGCTCTGGCCGTATTTGTTGAACTGATAGCTGGTGCTTTCCCGCATGATCATCGGGACGCCGTCCGCGCCGGTTGCCTGGGTGGCGACGCCGACGCCGGCCAGGTTGTTGCGCTCGGTGATGAGGAAACGGTCGTGCTTGCGGGCCGGCAGGATGCCGTCGAGGGTCAGCGTCTGCAAGGGACGGGCGGGATCATTGAGCAGCGCGCGGGCGGCCTTGGCGGTGTAGGCGGCGGCGCATTCCCACATCGGCGACGGCACCTTGGCTTCCCAGCCCATCACGCTGATGACGCCGGAGTTGTTGTCGTCGCCCCACAATATCAGGTCACCGTAGGCGCCGCGTTTGGCGGTGAAAACGTGGCCGTAAAGTTCGCGCAGCCAGCCCCAGCGGCCGGTGTCTCCGAAGCCGTATTCCGTATCGAGCGCCAGCCAGGAGACGTCATCATTGAAGGCCGAGGCGACATATTCGTAGGGCTCGTCGCCCATGGCGAGGATGAGCGCGTCGAGCGAGGGCGCGCCGTCGCCGGCCGTCATCGCCCCATAGGTGAGCGTAAGCCCCAACGGCAGCACCTCGCCGCCGCGGCTACCGTAATAACTGTCGGTCAGCACGATATCGTTGCCGGTCTCGCCCTTCCAGCGGCAGGTAACGTCGACCACGGCGCCGGTGGTGAATGCGAGCGCGGCGGTGACCGGCAGCGAATCCATGGCGTTGATGGCGGTGACGATGTTGGCCGCAACATCGGCCGCGTCGTCGTCAGCATTGACCCCGATGAGTACGCGCTGGCCAGCGATGTAGAGCACGATCTGCCCGGCGCTAGTGGGTGCGTGGCTGACCGTGATGGTGCCGGCGGCAACCTTTCCGGTCTCAGGCTCGACCACAGGCCCGGCCCAGACTTCCTGCGCGAAATTGTTCTTGAAGAACTTGCGGAACATGGCGGCGAGCTGGCTGCCGGCGCCGAACAGATGATCGGCCTCAGCCTGGGTGCCGATCGGCACCGGGATATCCGCGACGCCCGCGCCGGTGGCGAGCATTTGCCCAATCAGCAGGCAGGGCAGGCGCGCGGTCGGCAGGCCTGCCTGCGAGCTGTCGACTTCGAGCCAGTACAAAGGCTGACGCCAGTTCGCGGGAATGTTGGAAAAGCTAATTGGCATGCTCTCGCTCCTGTTCTGCTGTCATATCGAGAATGACATCACCGTCGCGGATGCGGCGCATGGTGAAAGCGTCATGCGGCCACTGCGCCGGCCCCTCGGCGCGGAAGCCGCCGGCGCTGGGATGGCGCAGGACCTTGCGCACCTTGGCATCCTTCGGCCACACGCGGATCAACTGTGCTGCCGCCATGTGATGGTTCCTCACTGAATGATGTCCCATTGCCGCACGATCTGGATCACCTTGGTAGGATCGACGCCGGGCGGGTAGCGGCTTTCGATGTGAAGGACCTTGTAGTCGTCCGGCACGTTGGGCGGCCAATCCCAGAAATAGCGGAAGTGCAGCTCGGCGTAGATTTGCGCCAGCGGCACCTCGAGTGTCTGGGTGAACATGCGCCGCATCGCCATGCGGTTGATGCCGTTGTGAATGGCGTCGGGACCCTGGCGATTGAATTCAGGGTCATTGAGCAGCAGGCTTAATGCCCCGGCGAGATTGTTTTCGAGCGCCACGAACAGCTCGTCATCGTCGGAATCCACCAGCAGGATCTGCACGCCGACGGTGAGGTCATGTTCGAAGTGCGGTTCGCCCGCGACAGGCTCGACGTCGGGCGTGGCCAGGTCATCGCCCAGGAATACCGACAGCGCCGGCAGCTGGTCTGGCTGGAACTTGCGCATCCGAGTGCGCCGCGCCGTCTTGAAGATGGTGGTGTCGAAGGCGTCAGGCGCCGTCAGACGACTATAGACCGCTTCGTGAATCTGCAGTGCCTTGGAGGCGGTCACCGGGTCACCGGTTCGGGTTTTTCAAGCCGCAGGGTCAACGTCATGCCGCCCTGGCCGTCGACGTGGACGTCGCCGACGAGGTAGGCCAGCACGGGATCCTCGCCGGCCGGCGGCATGACCAGGTACTTGCGGTCGATGAGCACCCGGTCATCCTCGTTTGGCGGCACCACATATTCGGCAAGCCGGATGCTGAGCGTGGTGCGCTGATCGGAGAGGATCGCGCCATCTTCGAGCACGACCTCGGTCGGCACGCTCGCATAGATGCCGCGGCCGTCATAAGGCGCGCGGCCGGGCTGCGAGCGCAGCGGATCGATGACGATGGGGATGCCGAACACCGCCTGGGCAGGCGCCAGCACCAGCGAGGAGAAATCCATTATGGGTCGGTGAGTCTGACCTCACCGACCGCAGCGTTTGTCGCCTTGGTCGCGACGCATATTCCGATTCTGAGCAGACTTCCGGAATTCGTCGCGGTACAGGCGCCGGCGCCGTCGTCCCAATAGATCAGATCACCGGCCGTCCAGTCGTCATCCGTTTCGGCCGGTAGTTCATAGATACCCTTGGTATCGATGCCGACCGTGGTGTGAGCGTCAGCATCAGTACCGGCAACGCCGAACAGTGAACCGATCACGACGAGATCGCCAGATTTCACGCCGCCGGTCGGCGCTTCCACATAGACGATCTGGCCATATTGTTTGAAATTCTTCACAGCGAAACTCCCGTTTAGCTAGAGGAGATTAACCGGTAACAGTCGGGTGCCGGCGAATTAGGACTCGACGACGATGGTGCGCACCGTCGAGACGATGTCGGTCGGCTCGGAACCGGCGTCCTTGTAGATGCCGCGATAGTCGATGGCGCCGCAGCCGAAGTCCACTTCGAGGCTCACCCGGATGCCCTGCACGCCGAACGGCTCGTCGGTGCGGATGCGCGGGCCGGTAGCGCCGGCGAGGAAGCCGTAGACGAAGTTCGGCAGGGTGCCCGGCTCGGCGGCGAGATACCACTCGTATCCGGTGATATGCGCCTCGATGACCGGTCGCAGCTTGGCCGAGAACGGATTGACGTCGCCGATCGCGACGGCCGAGATCGCCGCGGTGAGCTGGTCGATGCGGGTTTCATGCGCCGGACCGGCCAGGATGATCGCAGGGCCGACGTTCATGTAGTTATCCGATAGCGATTTTTGTGCCCGCATCGCCGCCCGACCCTTGCCGATCGGCATGATGGTCGGCTCGGAACCCGACGATTCATAATTGTTGTGGTTCGAGGCATCGAATACGCGATAGCCGTCCTGAGTCAGCACCGGGTTGGTGGCGAACAGGGCCCAGAAAGTATTATTCTCGAACACCAGCACGCCGTCGCCCGACGAGCCGAGGATCTGGTCGATGGCGCCGAGTTCGTCATTGACGATCATCTGCCGCGAAATGCCGATCTGCACGCCGTAAGGCTTGACGCTGACGTTTTCGCGGTTCTCGTACATGGTGCCGGCGCGGATTTCGCCGGTCTCGGTGAGTTCCTGCGGCAACGGAAACTCGCTGGCGCGGATTTGCGGGTGGGGCCGGAAATCGACGAACGGCCGCTCGATCGCGACCTGCCGGTAAGTCGGCATGGCGAGCTGATAGCGGGCGAGCAGCGCCTTGTTGAGCACATTGGCAAAGATGGCGGGAAAGTCTGCGGTCGAGTGGAACGCCCGCTCGATGAGGTCGCCCGCCATGCGCGCGGTGCGGATATGGCCCGTATAGCCCAGGCATTCGGCGGCGATCTCGCTCCACCCCATGTTCATGTAGGAGCGGGCGCGGTCGTTGTGCAGCTTCTCCTGGCCGTCGTAGACCTGCCAGGCGCGGGTCACGGCGTCGACCTTGCCCATGCGACGGGCCCATGCGGCATGGGCTTCGTTGAGGATCGCCGGAATGCGCCGCGCGGCGAGAATGCGCGTGGTCATGGCCTCGACCATGGCGTCGGCGCGGCCGTCGACCGGATCGAACACGACGCGGCCATTGGATTCGCGGCCTCGCCGCCAATCGTTGCCGTCGTCGTCGGTGCCGCGGGCGCTGTCGATGCGGACCTTGGATGACTTCTCGGCCAACGCGTCCAGGGCGCGGGCGCGGAAGGTCTCGAGCGGTTCCTTGCGCGCCATCGCCTCGTCGAGGTCCTTGTCGTCAAAGCCGGCCTTGCGGGCAATGGTCCGCATTTCGCGCGCATAGGTGAGCGCCGCCTCCGTGGCAGCGGCGACAGCTTCATCGGCGCGCTTCTTGGCCTCCGCTGCCTGCTCCTCTTCGCGCTTCTTCGCGGCGGCCTCTTCCTCCTGGCGCTTCTTGGCGTCGGCCGCGGCGAGTTCCTCGGCTTTGGTCATGGTCGCACTCCTCTGCTGCGGATAATGGCGGAATCCGGTGCCGATGCCTTCCGCAGAGACGGGCACGGCAGATACTTCGAGCGGCTCCCAATCGACCGCCGTTCGCGTTTCCGGCGTGGTGGTCAAATCCCGTACCGATCGATGGATGCGGTAGCCGGCCGACAGGAGAATGGGGATGCCATCCTGCAGGTCCTGCGCAATGCGCTGGCCCCTTTCAGCCTTGGAAAACTGGATTTTCGCGACGAGTTCGCCGCCTTCGACGCGTGCCGAGCCGGGCACGATGGCACCGAGCACGGCATCCATGCCGCCATAGTAGCGATGGCCATCGAGAAACTGGGCGCCGGCGTTGAACCTGCCGAGACGGATCGAACCCGGCGACATGTCGAGCGCCTCGTCCCATT